TCTGTATCAGAGGTCAGTGTAATGTTATAAATGTGTTCTCCACCATTCTGAGCAACAAGCTTAGAAGGGAAGGCCACAGCATGCTTTTCGATAGAATACTTTACCATTAGTTTTCTCCTTTCATAAATTTTGGCAAAAAAAATAAGACCGTATTTATGGCCTGATTTATAAAACAAATATGTTATTTTGCATTATGCAAATAAAGATCCATATCTATTTTTCTTTTTAGTCTGTGATGGATTTCCAAAAGTCTTCTTGCTTACTGGCGCTTTTCCAGCATTATTATCATGTGCATCGCCATTTTCAACAGCAAAATTTAACTTGCCAGATTTAGCATATGATAGTAGAATAGTATCAAGCTTAGACTTTAATTCATCAACTGAAAATTCTGTATGATTTTCTTTTAAGCCCTTGAATTCTTCTGATTCATAAATTCCTTTATAGTCATCTAATTCAAAAAGAGCATTTTTAGCCTCATCAGCTTCCTTCTTTTCATAAGAAGCAAGTTTATCTGAAATAGCGGCGTAATTTGATCTCATATTCTGGAGTTCAGAATATTCAGAATCTGTTAATAATTCGCGATGAAGGTTATATCTTTCACCATCAAATAAGACATTATCACCATCTTTTTTATATGCCTGTCCAAAGATTTTATTTCCATCCCAATTCTCATATGTGAAATGAGAGTCATATACAGAATTAATGAAATACCAATCATTATCTGCTTCTTCATATGCATTTAACAGGTTATAAAGCGCGCAGCGAATATCGCTGTGAGAAAGCTCAAATGATTTTACAAATTTTTGAGGTTCTGTATGATTACCTACAGGATCACCTGCCGGAGCAGCATCAAATGCCTCAGCAAAAGCAGCTTCCAATTCTTCATCTGAAAGACCTTCATATGTAAAAGTAATATCATCTACAGTTTTTTCGTATTTCTTTAAAAGTTCTTCAAATTTATTCACCTGATTGTCCTCCTTTCCATCAGCATTTTCTTTATTGAAAATAGAGAGAGTAGTATTAATTTTCTCTAACATTTCAAGCAATTTTACATTCATATCAAAATTTGCATATACAGAATTATTTTTCTGCTCAAAATCAGCAAGTTGGACATTACTTCCTGCCATTCCTGGACCAACATTTTCATTTAATAGGGTTAATCCGGTGACATAATAATCATCCAAATTTAATACTTTTTCTTTAGCATTAAATGATAATTCTCTAATGCTTAATTCAATACTACAGTCAACTTTCTGTCTACGTTCCATAATATCAATTGCATCCTGGCAATAACCTTCCCAGAGATATCCCTGAATTATAGCTCTATTAACGTCTGCTTCTTTATCATATTCAATTGTATAATCTTTCTTTATTACACCAACTGGACGCTCTTGATAAATGATTTTTTCATTACCATCTTCGTCAGTTTCGACTGTGAAGTCGTGAGAACCAAAATCTTTCTTGCCATCTGAATTTTCAACAATATTTGCCAGAATAGGTCGATATGGAATAGATTGAGTGTTTTCCTGAAATGTATCTTCATTAATATTAGATTTGTTTAAATTGACATGATCATGATAAGCAGAAGCATTAAAAGGACATAGACCTTCAGTATGTTTACTATCATCAGATTTTCCAAATGTAGCAACTGCCGGCATCTGAACACTTAGTTCTGCATGAAATTCCTTACTGCTAAATTTTGAAAAATTATTTTGTACACAAAATTCAATTAAATCATTAATAGTTAAAAATTTCTTCAAGATTTTCCTCCTTTCTTTGAGTAATGCTCCTCAAATAGAAGAGGAGTAATCAAATAAATAATTTATCTGAATAAACAACATCGCTCAAATTACTAAACAGCATTCTGTTGTCATTTAAAAATGTCCACTGTTTACCATCATGGTTCACAAGATGGAAGCCTGTTTGAATAAGCAATGAAGCAGATTCATCATTGGTTGTGATTATAAATTTATGATTATCCATGTTATATCCCTCTTATTTTGCTTTATCGATTTTTTCTCTACTTGCTTCTCCTTCATCTGTTATCTCAGAAGAGTCTTTTGTCGGTGCTCCGCCAGTATCAGAATTTCCACTTTGTGTATATGATGTTTGTAATGGAACAAATAAATTTGATATCCCAAGTACCTGTTGTTCTAATACATTTAAAGCTAAAGTTTCTTTTTCTGAAAATTGATTTAAAGTATTATATGCAAGAGCTGTTGGCAGTCCACTTTGAGCAGCTGATAGAAGTTCTTTTTTAAAATCATCTCTTGTATAAGCAGAAATCTCAAAGAATTTCACTTTTGCAGGATTTGATACCCAATATGTTAGAAACCGGTTAACCCATCCTTGTGTTTGTGGTAATAAGAAAGAAATGGCCATTTCTGTATCAGCTTTAATAGCTGCTGCAAAGGCTGTTGTACCTGAGATAGTAGAACTATTAAGAATTTGTGCTCCACCAGAAGAATTAAAAAATGTTTCAGTAGATTTTGCTATTTTATTTGTATCCGTAGCTCTATCGTTATTAAAAGAAATTTGGTCTAATTTTCCTGGGACAATAGCTGCTGAAGTATACTCTGGTAAACACTCATTGATCATCCGGTTGAAATATTCGATGACAATATCAGGAGTAACTTTCCAGTCATCTGTATCTTCACTACCAGTTATTGTTTCAAGCTCTAACCAGATCATTTTATAAATGTCTTGTGCGTCAGCAATGGCCTGCAAATCATCCAAATCAATAAGATTGATTATTCCAGATAATAATCCTGAGAATGGTGGAACCACAGTTTCCCAATCTTCAGCTCTCGCCTTTAAACAAACAGCGTATTCGTCTGGCATAGGTTGCCATTTCCCGTTAGTAGTATCGCTTTCATAGGCACGATACATTGACTGGAATGGTTCACCCCATAATTCCAGCATAGTTTGTCTGGATCTAAAATAGCTCATGTCCATTACAAAAGAAAAATCACCGGTACTATATACACCGGAAATTTTACAATAATCTGGATCAAGTGGGAGTATAAACATACCTGTTTCATCATAATATGCGCATCCATAAAAGACATCTTCACGGAAGCAAATGGTATATGCTTTTAAAAATTCATATTGAAGATTCAACTTATCAAGCACATTTAATGTATCTTGATAAGAACTTAACATTGCATTAGCATCTACGCCTGCAACCATATCATATTCTGGAATGACAGATCTTGCGTCTAAGCAAAACATGTTTGCATTATATGCAATAAGTCTATAATATGCGTGGCATCTATAATAAAGATATCGTGATAGATTACGCAAGTTCTTTTCATTACTACCAATATTTTGAAGATAAGTACGTAAACTATCTTTACTATATGCAGTTACAGCTTTAGTACTTGTTTTTGTTATATCACGAAGAGATTTTGCACCCTCCATAGCAGCAGCATAATTTTCAATACTTTTTTTATTTTTTTGATACCAATCACGCATCTCAGATGTATTATTTAACTGAGAAGGTGCCGGATCAATTTTCTTTGCAGTAGAAATTTTTGTTGCTGAAGAACTGTTTCTTTGTTGTCTAGCCAAAATACACAGCACCTCCTTTAAATACTATAATATTATATCAAGAATCGAACATAGAATGCACAATACCTTTTCTAATCGTAAGTTTTTGGACTAATGATTTATCGGTTTTAGGTTTACGTTTGTCCGTAATGTTCTTTCGCCGTTCCACTTGCAGTGCATAAGAACACATACATGTGACATATGCTCTATCATCATGAAGTCTACTTGCTTTTTCAGGGCATAATTCAAATGAATCTTTCCCCGATTGCCTTGGAATACGAATCATATTAACTAATTCTTCTTTTAAAGCATCAATACTAGCAAGAGAAATTTCCTCTTGCCAATTTAATTTCTCAATATGACTTTTGACATTTTGCAAATTATCTAATTCAATTTGCACATTGTAATTAATTTCTTCTTCTGTCATTTTCTGTTTTTGATATTTAGCAATTAAATCTTTTTTAGTTTTTTCATATTTATCTTTATCAACATCAAAGATTGTCAAATATCCTTTATGATCATATGTTGCCGTAAATTCAATTTTGTCCTGATTCATAAGCTCAATCATAGCTTCATACATTTCTGATTTATACTTTGTAGGCTCCATTAAATGAAGTTTATTTACAGCGTTAGGGAATTTTTTTACGTATTCTTCAGAATATTCTTTATCGATTAATCCTCTATGTGTTTTACCACTTTTATCTTTCCAATCAGGCATTAAATAATCTGCGATATTAACACCGCCTCCACCAGAACCGGCATCAATATAAATGCCTAATATATTACTATATGTATCGTCTCCGCCTTGATTGTAATCAAGTATTATTTGTTTTAAATACTCAATCTGCTCTGGAGTCTGCATTGGTTTCTTTTTCTTTTTATTACTGATATCAATAAGATTAATACAATTCAAAAGACGCATTTTATATTCAATTCCACCATCTTTATCTTTTGTAGAATAAATTTCAGATACAAGAATAACAGAGTTGTCTCGACTTCGAGCTGGGTCATAAGCAATAACAATTTTACGTTTTCCAGTATCATTATAAAGTACAGGTTTACGGATTACCTCATTACGTGCAATTACGCCTCTACGTATGATTGCGTTAGCTCCTGCGTCAGAAGTAAACTCACAATAATATTCTCTGCGCGCTTTTTCAGGATTTGAACGCATTTCAGCAGCAACAGTTCCAGGTGTTAGTAACGGTTCCATTACTTCGCCACGAATTGTAGGCTTAAACGCAATTTCGCAATCAATATGAGCTACGAAATAATCTGGATCCCCCATAAGTTGTCTTTTACTAAAATCTCTATATAATTTATAGAACTTAGTGTCAGTAGAAGAAGCAGAAGAGATATAAAATAATTGATTTGGGATATTTGATGGAATACATCTTAGACGGTTACGATCGATTGATTTACCATCACGATCTTTACCAGATTTGAAACTTTTATTTACAATTGCAAAAGCTGCGTATACTGACATCATTTCTTCATCAAGGAATCCACATTCATCAAATACAACACTACCACGCATACCTCTTTTTTTATCTACATTACTGTTCAAAGTTTGAGTAAATGAACCATTATAAAGAGAATATGAGAATCCATTGGAAGAGTGGCTAAAACCATCTCCCGCAGCATTTTTAATCTCAATTTCTGCTTTGAAGATATAGCCTGTAGATCCAAGCATAGTGTCAATATTGTCATTTGCAAGTCTTTCAAGTGTTGTAAATGTTTGTTCAGCCTGTGACCCAGAACCGGAAGCAATATAGGTCCAATAGTTATTGAATAACATATCTTTAGCCATAATCATAATATCTATTAATGTTGATTTACCAAATCCACGGGTACACACTAATAAAACATTTGGACAGTTCCAAGCTCTCTGAATCACCCATGCTTGTGCATCAAGCAATTCTATATTGAAGAAATCATTGATAAACTTTACAGGATTACATTGATAATATTTCTGAAGATTTGCAATTTTTATAAATCCATCGAGCTTTCGTGAAGATAATGGATAAACTCCAGGCTTTACAAAAATTTTATTGCCTTGTTCACAAAAATTAAGATTCGGAAGTTCCTGAATCAGATCCGGATTCATCATTATCGTCCACCTCCGTTTCTTCTTCAGAAGAGAAGCAGGAGAATAGTTCATTCAGATCAACTAAGTTATCCGGTTCTATTAAATTGCGTTCTTCCATATAATCTTTTAAATCGATATTTTCACGGAGTAAAATCCGAGAGATTTCTTTATAATTATCTAAGTCGTCACGAAGTTTAGTTATCATTTCGCGTTGTTCTGCCAGCATATCAGAATACTCTGATTCATCGAGACGAAGCTGTTTTAATATAGAAGCGTTACTCATATCCATGACTTGGCGCATACCTTTACAAGTTCCAATATCGAATCCATTAACCTCCCCTTCACGAAGATTCATGTCTTTAATTTTTCGAATTTTACCAGTCCAGGTATTTTCACCCTTTTTAGCATTCTTATTATTTTTTAATGAGATACAACTTTCTGCGGCTAAGTCTTTTATAATTGCAGTAAGATCCTTTTTACTTGCTTGTAATGTCTTTATTGTAGCAGAATTATTTCTGAGTTTTTGTATATCAGACATATAAGTTGCAATAGCATTATCAATTTTTGATTGCTGTAAAAAAGCTCTTACAATAGAGATAGCAGAAGCGGTACGCATCATATCATCATTAGCATCTTCACTTGCATCAAGTAATCCAATTAATTGAGAATATAAGAATGGTTGATCAGACAGTGCTTCTTGTTCAAATGGATCATATCCAAGTAAACGTATAACATCTTCTTTGTTCTTTTCAAATCCTTCATATGTATCCTGAGATTCTTTACCTTTTATAACATCTGCGGGAGTTTTTTCATCTTCATAAATAATTTTTTCTTTGAAAAAGTCAGAGTCTTTAAAGAATTTATTAGAATATTGCTGCATCGCAATATTTTTAATATATGTTGCCCACGAACTATTTTTTCCTTTACTGGTTATTGGATTTTCAGATTCTTGTACACTTGAAACATATACATTTTCTAAAAATGGTTTATTTAAATATCTTAAGGCTTCAATAATAGATTCTCTTGTAGGTTCATGCTCATCTCCGTTTTTATCAGTACGCATTGCAATTTTTTTAGCACAATCCCTACAGATGGGAGAGCATCTGGATTCAGCTTTTGGATCTGTATTTATATAAAACCCTTTTTCTTTCCTTTTGGGTTTACCACACATGTAACACCATGCGGTATCTTCTTTATACACTCGAATTTCCTCTTCAAGTGCTTCTATTTTTTTCTTCATCTGAGTCGGAGTCATTTTTACCGGCTCAGTTTTTTTAGTTGTTGCCATAAACAACTCCTCCTTGTGCTCAAATAAATAGTGGACGTAGTAGGATTCGAACCTACAGAAACCTGATCCTAAGTCAAGCGCGTCTGCCAAATTGCGCCATACGTCCAGAAAATAGGAGAGTAAGAATACTCTCCTGAAATGTATAATACAGGCAGCAGCGCCACCCATACTATTCTTTAATTTCAGCAGCAATACCAGATTTAATTAAAAATCTTGTTTCTGCGTCAAGTACTTTTTCAATAATTTCTTTATCAAATCCAGTACTTTCATGTATAAAATTCAATATTTCGTCGAACTCGACAAACTGTTCTTCATTATTTGTTTCCATAATATTTCCTTTACAATTTATAATGATGCTCATCTACAAGGCCATTCCCTTGTTCAAATACAAACATAGAGGCTCCTGCATTTGACACCTTATTAATTGAATAGCTATATGGATTTACTCCAATAATCGAACGTACAGAAATATATTCTGAATTAATTCCAACATCTCCAGTAGCCAAACTATGCCAATGGCCTGAAATAATATAATCCAAAGGCACCTGATATGTTTTTGAAAAATCTTTCAAAGAATCACCTAGATTTTTGGTCTCGAAATGTCCTCCAAGAATTGTATATGTTGCAAGTTGTGCATATACAAGACCGGTTGGATTTTCTATAATTTCAACATTACGATTACCCTTCAAACGTTCTTTCATAAAAACTAATATGGATTTACTCATATCTTCATCTGGAAAAGCATTTTTAGGTTGCCCTACTAATCTCAATTGATTATGATTCGAACGTTTTACCATTTGGAATTTAATTCGTACATACTTACTTAATTCATTAAGCCATGTAGACAAAAAATCAGCATATAAAATGGAAGAATCGATAATTCCATATCTCAATTGCATAAGCTGAGAATTTGCACGAAGAATCCCATCTAAAGCATCACCCAGTTCAAAAATATTTAAAACTTGAATGTGATCTTTTTGAATTTGCTCAATGACTTTATTGTACAGATCCCACATACGATTCTTGAATATTTCCGGACTATATGCATTTAAAATATTTCCATATAAATCTTTAATCTCAAACTCAACCCCAAAATGAGCATCTGAAATTGTAAGAAGATATTCTTTATTCATATGTACTGGTGGAATGTACCCAGGCAC